GTATAAGAAAGAGTGGTATCAAAAGAATAAAGAACGTATGAAAGAAGTTTCTGCGGAGTATTACCAAAAGAATAAAGAAGCTATAGCAGAGAAGATTAAAGAGTATTATAAAAATAACAGAGAAGCTAGAGAAGCTAAAAGAGAGACAGCAAAAAAATGGCGTGAAAAGAATAAAGAATATAAAGCAGCGAAGGATAAAGTATATCGTATAAAGTATTACCAAAAGAATAAAGAAGCTATAGCAAAGAGGATGAAAGAATGGGGAAAAGAGTATCGTGAGAAGCAAAAAAATAATATAGAAGCTAGAGAAGCTAAAAGAGAGTATGATAAAGAGTGGTCAAAGAACAAATACCGCACTGATTTAACGTGGAAAATGAGTCGGATATTAATAAAATCCTTGCGTAACAAATTAAAAAGACATTTAATAAAAGGAACTAATCCAGAGTTTTCTTATACTAAAGCGGCTTCATCTCTCTTAGGTTGTACTGTGGAAGAATTAAAAACACATATTGAAAATCAATTTGAAGATGGTATGACATGGGAAAACTGGACACGTGATGGATGGCATTTAGACCACATAGTTCCTTGTAGTTCTTTTGACCTGACAAAAAATGAAGAACAGGAAAAGTGTTTTCACTACACGAACCTACAACCATTGTGGGCAGAGGATAATTTGAGCAAGGGCAGTAAATTAAACTGGAATAAAAAGGAGTTAGTAGTATGATCAATCAAGACATAACATGGGAGTGGCCTGAAGATGACTGGGTAAGTCTGGGTGAACACTGCAAGATGAACATGTGGATACGTCACAATGGTGAACTATGGATAGGCATACACGCTGTTCGTGATGGTAAAATTGACACACGTCAAGCATTATGTACTTATCGTGTAGAAGTGTTTGACAATGGTAAATGATTATGTTACAACATATAAGTAAGGCACAGTTGCCAACCGTTAACCAACAATAAAGGATATGATATGAAGCTATATACAGACAGTGAAGGTAATTGGAGAGGTACTCAGGCTGAAGCACGAAGGGATCTAAACCTGTGGCAAACTCAGGAAGTTCCTACAAGCAAGGCTGAGTTACTGGAGTTCCTTAATGCACATAAAGTCGGTGCGACAAATGACATAAAGCCAGTTAAGTATGTAACGGCAACAAGTTCACATGAGTTTGTACATGACGATGAGGGTGAGGTAGTCGCTATCAAGCCTAGAGTTTCACCAATAGATGAGAGCAATTTAAAACTTGCCTATGAACAGGCAGGACTAGCAAGAGAAAGTCTCAAGAGGGTCTTTCATAAATTAGAGGAGTTAAAGAAATGAAAATTATAATTGATATGCCAACCCCAGAGCTACAGAAGGCGGCTGAAGAAAAGGTAGATGACTGGACTAAACAGTGGGGTACATTTGCTGATCAACAAGAGAAACTAGATGATGAGGAGAATACATAATGCCATTTGATTTTACAGTACCTGAGTCAGTAGACTTTGACATAGCCTTTGAGGATACAAAGGTAGATGATAAGAAGTATGTCATCAACGCAACTACAGGTAAATATTTGAATGTAGTAGGCAAAGACTTCACCTGCGTCAGTCACCCTGAACACTACAATGGTGTAGTTGACACAGTAGTGGATACATTGGGTGAGGATGCACTAGAGGATGCCCAAGTTAGTTGGAGAGTTGCACGTAATGGTGGATGGACTATGATGGACATGGTACTACCTAAAGTTACCAACTTTATACGTACATCTAAGCATGAGACTGAGGTAAGTCAGAGGATCATCAGCCTACACGGTGTTGACTCTTCATGCAGTAGCTTGTGTCTACATGGTTGGATTGACAGCTTTTGTACCAACGGCTGTATATCTGGTGAGCATGACAAGGTGAAGCGTAAGCATACGTCAGGCTTTGACTTTGATATATTCCAGATGCAACTGAGAGACAGTCAGCGTAGCTTTCATGAGCAGGCTCAGAGGCTACAGACATGGGCTGAACAGAGAGTCTATGTAGATGAGGTCAAAGCTATGCTTGATGACATGATAGGCTCTAAGCAGAAGGCTGAGAAGATGTATGAGTTATATTGTGCTGAAGCAGGAGTGCGTGGACACAACAAGTATGCAGTATACTCTGCCTTCACTAACTACAGTTCATGGGCAGATGAACGCAATGGTTTCAGCTTACGTAACACAGGCTATGATACTAAAAATATCAGCATGTTCAATCGTGAGTTGGAAGTATCCAAGTGGATAGACAGTCCACAATTTAATCAACTAGCCGCATAAGGAGGGCAACATATGGAGTTAGATCTTAATCACGAGCCTAGTTTAAATCATTGGGCTATAAGACTGGCTGATGATGACATACACACAGGCTACCATACAAGTTGGGATCATGCCTATGAGTGTGCTTGGCACTTTTTAGATGCAGAATATAATTACAGTTACATATAGGAGGAAAAAAATATGTATATAAATATAGACACAGTAACAATCAGATCATTTGATAAGACTAGGTGGAATGATGAAATAAAAGAACGTGAGGAGATCCCCATTGAAGATCGTGAGTATGAGATTGTCGCAATAGACAAGCATCTTCATGGCATATGGGAGTTTGCTCAACTAGTAGAGTACTGGCATAGACGCCTGCCTTACGTTGATGGACTTGACTTTCATTTTACATCATCTGGTGATGAGTAATCATTGGCAGGATGGGTAACAGCTACGCTAGACAGTGAACGTAACATGACAGTCACTGTCTGGCAGGGTGCTAACGAAGGGTGGTATGAGTATGTACATAATGACTGCCCTTCATACCCTGACTGTGACATAAATCACACACCTGATAGGTGTAATTATTACAAGGAGAATAAAGATGGATGAAGAGTTAACTGATGGTGAGGTATTAGATTTAGTATACGAGTGGGTAGAAAAGAATATAGAAACTACAGGTGTACTAGAGTTAAAAATGCTACTGAAAAACCATGAATATGGGGTGGCAGAATGAAGCAATTTAATTTTCCCGAAGATATGTGGCAGGACGTTGGCGATGACGATGATGTCACGTTTGCCATGAACCTGTGGACTGACGATTGGAATGGTAACAAGTACGCCACGTTCTGTCCTATTGTACCAGCTACCAACGAAGATGGTACGCCAAGCCTAAATGACTCTGGTGTTCAGTATGTAACGACAGACGCCAGTAGCGATGATTGCGTTACTTATCTGCTGACAGAGGGTTACGTCAACCCCGAAAGTTGGGTAGCAGAATGAACTGTTGGCACTGTAAGACAGAGTTAGTATGGGGTGGTGATCACGATATAGATGAAGAGAGTGATACATGGTCTATAGTTACTAACCTGTCTTGCCCTAACTGCCAATGTCAAATAGATGTATACTATCCAAAGGAGAAAGAAGAATGAGAAGAATAATACTGAGTAGCACACACCCTGTGAAGTCACTGCATGGTAACACGCAGGCTGAATGGGATCTCCTGTCACAGGAGGAGCAGTTACATGCATGGCTAAAGACATGTCCATTTGATTACCTGTAGAAGCTACTGACCGTTGGGAAGCACTACTAACAGTTGCAGAAAAAGGTGAAACAATACTTGAAAACTTTTCATCAGATGCAACAGTAGAGGAGATGTTGTGATGAAGAAATATAGAGTAGCAATTTGCCTTGAGGAAGGCGTGGTCGTGGAGGTTGATGCTGAAAGTATAGAAGATGCAGAAGGCAAAGCACTTAGTCTAGCCGCAGAATATGGTGGGTCAAGTTACCCAAAAGAATATAAAGACAAATGTGTACACAGAGATTATTTTACACAAGATGCAGAGGAGATAGACAATGGCTAAATGGGCAGAACACAGACACTGGACAGATAAAACCGCTGAAGAAATTGACAAGAGTAAAGAGGTAGATGTGATACTATATAGGATTAGGCGTGTAGCTAACCTTATAAAGACTGATGCCGTACACAAGTCACGGCCTACTGTGAGAGAGAAAGCATCTGAGATAGAGGCACTCTTAGTTATGTTGGAGAAGAAACTAAATGAGTAAGCTACCTAGATATGTACAGACAGTAACACTTGCCGATGGGCATGTTGAGTACAGATTTAACCCACCTAAATCTTTAGTAGATGCAGGCGTAGTTAAGCGTGAGATGTATGGGAGTGACATTAGACAGGTTAGGCGTATAGCTAAAGAGAACAATGCAATTATTGATCAGCATAGAAAAGAAGTAGCAGAAACCAACCGCATAACTAAGAATAGTAAGGTGAGTGACCTTGTTAAGATATATTATTTATCTAATGATTTCAATATGTTACGAGAAACTACTAAGGTAGACTACAGATATTTTCTTACTGTATTATGTAACTCTATGGGCAACAAAAAGTTTCATGAAATTAGTTCTAAGGTAGCTAAGTTTGCATACGAAGAATGGGTCAAGCGTGGCATTAGTTTTGCTAACCATGTAGCTACCTGTTCATCTCGTGTGTTTAACTACGCAATAGACATGGAGTATGCAACCTTTAATCCATACACTAGCATAAAAAGAAAGGCTGAAATAAAACGTAAGGTAATATGGCAACATGAGGATGTGCTTAAGTTTCTTGATGTTGCCTACTCTGACTATAGCACACGTAACATAGGTTTAATAATACAGATGGCATACGAGTGGTGTCAGAGGCTTGGAGATATGCGTAATCTTAAGTGGGAAGACCTAGACTTCCAGAGTAAAATGCTGACACTGGAGCAGAGTAAACGTAGGGCAGAGGTATTCCTACCCATATCAGATGACCTGATGGCAATGTTGCAGGATCAGCATGATGACTTTGGCTTTCAACAGTATGTAGCACCGCATGTACTGCCCACTGATGGCGTGTTTAATCCTTATGCGATGCAAAGGCTCTCAAAAAATGGAAGGGCTGTCATGCGTAAAGCTGGGCTGTCTGACGAGCTACGACTAATGGACTTACGAAGGACAGGAGTTACGCAAATGGTAGATAGTGGTGTACCCCTGACTAATATTATGTCAGTGACTGGCCATGCTAATGTTGCATCTGTGCAACCATATCTAAAAAATACTTACATCTCTGCAAATAATGCATTGACACAGAGAAACGTTAGTGTAAAATCTAACTCTGTTAGTAACATAAAAAGTGATACATAATGAATATATATAACATTATAAATGATATAACACTTATAAATGGTGAAACAAAGAGAATGAATTGCCCTGAGTGTAAGGGTAAAAAGACTTTTACTATCACAAATAATATGGGTTCTATCGTGTGGAATTGTTACAAGGCAGGGTGTGATATCTCTGGAGCTAAACGAGTACACCTTTCAGGTGATGACATACGTAAGTCTTTACGTAGATCAGCAATAAAGGTAGGGCAAGTTAATTCTTGGCTAGAGTATGAGGATAGTATACCTAAGTTTGACAAGCCTGAGTGGTTAGTTCGTGACACAAAGGCTATTGATCCATTCTGTAATAAGTGGGGTTTAGATGCGTACAAGCTAGGGTTGCTGTATGATGTAAGAGAACACAGAGTTGTGTTCCCTGTGTTGAGTGACCTTGGCTACATGTTAGATGCTACAGGGAGAAGTTTAGGTAAAAGACTACCTAAGTGGAAACGTTATGGAAATAATAGCTTGCCATATATTCATGGCTATGGTAGTGTCGCAGTAGTTGTTGAGGATTGTGTGAGTGCTGCTGTAGTTGGTAGTAATGTATGTGTAGGGGTTGCATTGTTAGGTACATCATTATCCGAATCACACCAGAGGTATCTTGCACGATTCTCAACGGCAATAATAGCATTAGACCCCGATGCGGCACCTAAGACACTACAGATTGCAAAAGAATTAAGAGGATACGTAGAAAATGTTCGTGTTCTTAGATTGAATGATGATTTAAAATACAGAAACCCTGATGACCTACACAAATTAACAAGCATAGGAGAACAATAATGGAGTTAAGTTTAATAAGAAGTTTAATGGACAAAGATTTTTATGAAGAACACCGTGGTGCTAGATGCCCGAACAGGTTGTTCAGTAAAGATGTTAGAAAGATTAAGGAAGCAGTAGACTCTGCAATGGATAGATATGATCGTAGCGTATCTCCACAGGAGATTGAGGCATTGTTTATGTCTAACAACCCAACTATGACTACAGCACAGAAACAAGCATACAGCACTTTGTTTACACAGATAAACAAGCAGACACCCATGGGTAATGACATAGCACAGGAAGTATTGTCTAAGTTGTTTCAGCAGGTAGTAGGTGAGGACATAGCCAATCTAGGCTTTGACTATGTGAATGGTGACAAGACTAGCCTTGAACCCCTGCGTAATTTGCTTGAGCAGTATGCAGATGACTTTACCCCTGACTTGACGATACAGTGGGATGACATTGATGTTGATACTCTGTTATCAAAGAATGATCTTGAGGCACGTTGGACATTTAACATAGCTACCCTTACACGTAAATTAGAGGGTGTGAATGATGGTCATTTAATTGAGGTAGGTGCAAGGCCAAACACAGGTAAGACATCCTTCCATGCGTCACTGGTGGCATCTCCTAATGGGTTTGCACATCAGGGTGCTAAGTGTATTATACTCTGTAACGAAGAAGGTTCTCATCGTGTTGGTGCTAGGTATCTGACTGCCGCTACAGGTATGACGATGCAGGATATCAAGAGAGATCCAGCCAAGGCTAGAGATATATACTCTAAGGTTAAGGACAATATAAAAA